ATGAGCAACGTAGCAACTGTCGAAAGAATGCATGAGCCGGAACCACAGTCAACCGCGATCACCCCCATGGAAATGCTTAGCCGCGCCGTTGAGCGCGGTGCAACGATCGAGATGGTCGAAAAGCTCATGATGCTTCAGGAACGATGGGAAGCCAATCAAGCGCGTAAGGCATTCGATGCGGCTATCGCCGACGCTAAGGCAGAAATTCCGACGATCACCAAAAATCGCAAGGTCGATTTCACGTCGCAAAAGGGCCGAACCCACTATCGGCACGAAGACCTTGGCGAGATTACCAATGTCGTGGCGCCGATTCTCGGCCGCTTTGGCTTGTCCTTCCGTTTCACGACAAAGACCGAAGGCAAGACGGTAGCTGTGACATGCATCGTTTCGCACCGTGACGGCCATTTTGTCGAGAATACGCTGACAGGCCCGCACGACGATTCCGGCAACAAGAACAGCATCCAGGCGATCGGCTCCTCGATTACCTATTTGCAGCGCTACACGCTGAAAGCCGCGCTCGGGTTGGCTGCGTCGGATGATGACGACGGAAACGCGGCGGGCGGCACGTTGCCAGCGCCACAAACCGTTACGCCCGAACAGGTTGAGGAGCTTGAACGGCTCTTGGCGCTCTCGGAAACGAACTTGGAAAAATTCCTTGAGATCGCCGAGGTCGAGAGCCTGTCTCAGATCTTCGGCAAGAATTTCGAGGCCTGTAGAAATATCCTCATCAGAAAAGCACGGAAGGCTCGGGCGCAATGACCATCGAACTTACCCAAGAACTCATCGAGATCAAGCCGGAATCAGCGCTTGACGTCTTCACGAAGCCAAACGGCATCAAGCCTTACTTGGACAAAATCCGCGTCCAACTCGATGCCTTCGTGCCCATCATGGACACGAAATCCGGCCGCGAGGAAGTGGCTTCGATCGCCTTCAAAGTCGCCAAATCCAAAACATATCTCGAAAGCGTCGGCAAAAAGCTAGCCGACGAACAGAAGGAAATCCCAAAGAAAATCGATGCGACCCGCAAGGAGGTGCGTGATACGTTAGATTTATGGAAAGACGAGGTACGCAAACCCCTGACCGAATGGGAAGCCGCAGAGGAAGCGCGGATAGCTCGCCACAGCGATGCTATCGGGCATATGAATTTCCTGACGAGCTCAACCAATGAAATCGGGCAGCCTTATGATGCGCGGACATTGCGCGAATGCCTTCAATGGGTTGAGGACGTCACGATCGGGCCGCACTGCGAGGAATTCGAAGACAAGTATCGGCGCGCCCGCGAACATTCGATCGAGGCTCTAAAAGAGACTATCGCCAAACGCGAAGTTTGGGAAGCGGAACAGAAAGAGCTTGCCGAACTTCGTGAGCGTATGGCTGCACGGGAGGCTAAGGATCGTGAAGACCTCATCCGGCAGGAAGCCGCCGATAAAGCCCGCGTTGAGGAAGCAACCCGGTTTGAGCGCGAGCAACAGGCCGCCCAAGTCGCGGCCAAGATCGCAGCGGAGGCCGCAGAGCGCCGGGAACGCGAACTGACGGAGCAAGCCGCCGCTGCCGAACGGAAGGCGGCCGAGGCTATCGCTCAAGCTCAACGTGATGCCGAACTGCAAGCCGCTCGGGACCGCAAAGACCGAGAGGACCGCGAAGCCAACAAACGGCATTGCGCGGCGATCAACCGGGTGGCCGTTCAAGCCTTGGTCGAGGGCGGCTTATCCGAAGACCTGGCGAAGGTCGCGGTTACGCTGATCGCCAAGAAGCAAGTTCCGCACATTTCGATCAAATATTGAGGCCAAGTTATGTCCGTTGGACTACACCAAGGAGTGATTGTCATGCTACCAGCCGATATTGAACAGGGCACAGATGCTTGGCGGCGATTGAGGCTAGGCAAGCTAACAGCTTCCCGCTTGGCTGATGCTCTGGCTAAAACAAAGACCGGATGGGGGGCGTCCCGCGCTAACCTTATAGCCGATCTCGTTGCGGAGCGGCTAACCGGCACAAGCGCGGATAGATTCACAAATGAGGCTATGCGTTGGGGGACAGAGCAAGAGCCAAGAGCTCGTATCGCCTACGAGTTGTGGACCAATACCGAGGTCGCTCAAGTAGGATTTATTGACCATCCCAAAATTCCGATGAGTGGCGCGTCCCCAGATGGGCTTGTCAAGGACACTGGCCTCGTCGAGATCAAATGCCCCAATACCGCCTCCCATATTGAGACCCTTCTTGGCCAGGAGGTTCCCGCGAAATATCGCACCCAAATGCTTTGGCAGATGGCATGCACCGGGCGTGAATGGTGCGATTTCGTTTCTTACGATCCCCGGATGCCCATCGACATGCAATTCTTCGTCAAGCGGTTAACCCGAGATGGTATCCGCATCGTCGAGATGGAAAAAGAAGCAGTCACCTTCCTTGGCGAGGTCGAAGAAAAGCTTGCTGCGCTGATCCGGAATTATAGGTGCGCGGCTTAACATCTTCCCCGGCTTGAAAACCGGGGATTTTCCGAGGTCCTAAAACCCCGTCCAGTTCGCACTTCACCGGAGAGCTTATGCCCTTCCTCCATGCGCATAGAAGGCGTGTTCCGCCTCAAGATTTCGATAGCTGCGTTCGTGTCGGCGGCGCTCCGCTGGCGATCATCGCTGAATATGTCAAATCCCAAAGAGAAGCGCCCGATGGGCGCTCTCGCTTACCTCCCCGCCCTGAACGGCGGGGTTTCTCGCGAGGTGAAAGATGAGCCGGGCCGTCCTCACCCTCGCAAATGATGCCGTGCGCGCTCGCGCAATCCATTGGATCGAAAATCTCCCGGAAGGCAGCCGCGTTGAATTTAAGTCGCCGCGCCGGTCCCTCGATCAGAACGCCAAAATGTGGGCCATGCTCTCGGAAGTTTCAATTCAAGTTCAGTGGCATGGAATACGCCTCTCGACTGATGATTGGAAAATTATTTTCCTCGATTCCCTCAAGCGGGAAGTTCGCATCGTTCCCAATATCGACGGGAACGGGTTTGTCAATTTGGGCCGGTCATCCTCTGACCTATCGAAGGACGAAATGGCCGATCTGATAACGCTCATCGAAATGTTCGGCGCAAATCATTCCGTCGTGTTTCGTGACGACAAGACGGAGCGCGCAGCATGATCCTTTTCTTTGACACGGAAACGACAGGCTTCTTTGACGACCGGCTACCGGTCGATCATGTTTCGCAGCCTTACGTGGTCCAGCTTGCAGCGCAACTCTGCGAGGATGACGGGGCGGTCGTCGCGGGATTCTCGCTGGTCGTTGATCCTGGCATTTCGGATGGCGTTGTCATCCCAGAGCGGGCTGCGCAAGTTCACGGCATTACGAACGAAAGAGCCGTTGAGTTAGGCGTTTCGATTGAGTTCGCGCTTAATGTCTTCACTCACCTATACCAACGTTCCGATCTCGTATGTGCGCACAACATCAAGTTCGACAAGAACATTATCGAGACGGCGATTGCGCGGCACCATGGCAAGATTATGCCTCTCCGCAAGCCGCTATTTTGCACGATGGAAGCGGCATCGCCGATCGTCAATCTACCGCCGACCGAACGGATGCGCGCGGCCGGATTCGATAAGCCCAAGCCGCCAAAGCTTGAAGAATGTGTGAAGCATTTCTTCGATAAGGATCTTGCTGGCGCACATGACGCGATGGTCGATGTTATCGCTTGTCGCCGCGTCTATCTGCATCTGAAGTCGCTTGCAAATGCGAGGGCTGCGTGATGGTGCGATCTGTCAAATCGTGGGTTGGGAAAACCGACGACTCGATGCCGCCGCCCCGCGTGCGACTTCGAATATTCACAGCCCACGGCGGACGATGCTATCTGACTGGCCGCCTGATCACACCGCAGGACAAATGGTGTCTGGATCACATCATCGCAATTATCAACGGAGGCAAGAACGAAGAGCTAAACTTGGCCCCCGTTCTCGACGAAGCCCATAAGGCCAAGACCGCAGACGACGTGGCTGAGAAAGCTAATGTCGATGCTAAGGCCAAGTCCCACCTCGGCATCAAGTCAGGCGGCAAGACCGGCCTCGAAGGTCGCACGGCAAAGGAAAAACACGAAGCCCGCGCGGCACGGACTACCGGGAAGATACCAGTACCGCCGCCACGCTCTCTTTATCAGTGAGGTTAACATCTTCCCCGCTGCAGTCGTCAGCAATTTACGCATGCCCAGAGAGATCAAAGCGAATGCTCAATTGGTTGCCGCTGCACCGGACCTTCTCGAAGCGCTGAAGCTATTTGGCCGGTTGAGTGATATGATCTTTTAACAAGAGGATTAATTCCGTCAATTTTTGATGAAATATAATTTATTTTCGGTTTTCTCAATATTTCCGCTTGACGCCCCGAAACAATGCTGTATTCTAGCCATATCGAACGGGCAACGCGCCTATCGAAACCACAAGCAAATGTGCTTAGGAGAACAAAATGTCCAACATCACCGCAATCAAGTCCGCTCCGGCCCGAAAGATCAATACGGCGAAGGTCCCCGCGAAATCCGCTGCCTTCCGCCGCCGGATGCGCCGTCAACTCTATGCCGCCAATTCCATCGGGATGGTTGTCATCACCCTCACGGCTCTCAGCCTCACGCATCTTGCACATGGCATCGCGATTTGCACCGGAGCTCCAACCTGGGAATGCGCGGCGCTCGCGATCGGCATCGATCTCGGCTTCATCAGTCTAGAAATGTCGGTTCTCTGCGCTTCGACGGATGGCGTCCGTAGGGCCATCAAGAAGTTCGCCAATCCGGCGATTATTGGAACACTGGTAGCATCGGCTATTATGAATGCATTGGCTTTCAGTGAGACCCTGCATGGGATCATGATGCTTCCGGCGATTGCACTAGGACTCGCGATCCCGGCGCTGATCTATGCCTTGATGCGGATCGCAGCTACGCTTTTCCTGAATTATGATCGATAGGAGAAAACTATGTCATACAATGAAAACGAAGTAAAAACAGCAACTACCGACTTTGCAAAAACCCTCCAATCGAAAGCGGTTGGAGGGGGTGGCATCAAGGCGATGTCAGTCAAGACGGGATCATCTTATCGAGTCAATCCATTTGATATCGATGTCGAAGTTGGCTTCAACGCGCGCGATTTCAGCACACCAGAAGCCATGGAAAGTATCGCCGAAATTGGTTTCTCAATTGCCCATGAGGGTGTCCACGAAAACTTGCTAGTTCGCACCGGCTTGGATGGGCGTCTCAAGCTTGTGAATGGCGAACGGCGACTTCGCGGTACATTCTATGCCATCAATGTAATGGGAATGTATGCCGGCGTCAATCTCGATGAAGGGACGGTTGGCAACGTCAGTATACCGGTTCGATTGGAGGTCAAAGGCACTAGCGATATCGATCGCATCGCGAATCAGCGATTGCTCAATACGTCAGTTCCATTTTCGATTTTTGAAGATGGGATCATCGTCAAGCGTCTTTTGGCCTTCAACCTAAGTCCGAAAGAAATCCACGAAAAAACGTCGATGAATCCAGCCTATCAATTGCGCGCCCTTGAAGCGCTCGAATGTCCAGAACAGATCAAGGAAAAAATCCGCTCTGGTATAGTGTCCCATACATTTGCCAGTCAAGTTCTTAAGGAATCGACAAGCGAACAAGATGCTATCGAGAAGATCGAACAAGCTGTCAATGTAGCAACAGCACAAGGAAAAACTCGTGCGACGGCGAAGCATGTCGAAGGAGGTCTAAAAACGCCTCGTTCCGAGGTCAGAACAATTTTCGAAATGATATGGAAAGAAGGACGCAATTGCAATAATGGGGAGATGATTTCGGTAAAGTTTACCATTGATGAAATGAAATCGATTCGCAATTTGCTAAAAGCTGAGATTGGACTGTGATTACCCATCAAAAATTCCAGGCCGCGCTCGATCAGCTCGGCCTGTCCATAAACGATGTGGCGCGGATGTTCGGAATCAACCGGTTATCGGTCAAACGGTGGTTTGATGAGGATATACCTAGGCATCGGGCTATCGTGATCTATCTTATGAAGATCATCGACGATGAAATGAATTTCGAAAATGGTGATCCGTTTTCGATTTCACGGGCGGTCGAGGATGCTATTAAGGAATGGATGAAGGGAAATGGTAGAGATAATCGGCATTAGGTAGCAAACTCGAAGAACGCGGCGGAACGCTGACGAAAGTTCCCGCCCCCTTTACGTCGCAAACCTGTTCGGTGTGCGGCTGCATTGACCGGAGAAGCCGCAAAAGCCAAGCGCGCTTTTCCTGTGTCCACTGCGGCCACGAAGCCCACGCCGACACGAACGCAGCTATCGAAATCTTGAGGCGGAACACGCCTTCTATGCGCATGGAGGAAGGGCATAAGCTCTCCGGTGAAGTGCGAACTGGACGGGGTTTTAGGACCTCGGAAAATCCCCGGTTTTCAAGCCGGGGAAGATGTTAACAACCGGATAGAACCTATTAAGGACGACCATTATGGAACTAAAGATCAGCGATGAAATAGCAAAAGTGTTTGTTTTCTGCGGGCACACAATCTGTAGCGAGCGGGGATTTCTTAACCTCCTCGCCGACCGCGCCACCATGCTCGCGGAGATCGAGCGGTTGAAAAAGGAAGCGGAAGGCAAATTTGTGGAAGCGGCAATCCGCGTCATGCAAGCGAACCCCGGCTTCCATGCTCGCGATTATGCGGCCTATGGTATCACAGCCGATGATTTCGAGAGATTCTTCTCTGAAGATATGAGCGAGGCTTGGAGCCAAGTCGAGAAAGCCAACACCGCCCTAAAGGCCGTAACGGCGGAGCGGGACACAATGGCAATTGAGCGCAAAACTTTCTACAGTATTCATGATCGAGCTACGGCGGCAGAGGCCGAACTCGCCACCCTTCGCGCGACAAACAAATGGGTCGATACCCGACTTGTGCGCTTCGATGATACCATTATTTTCGGCCACGGCGGCTTCGATTTCGACGCATGGGATAATCAACGCTGGGAAATGCACGTTGAAGGCGCTGGGTCATATGCAGTTTGGCCTAGTTCCAAAACAGGGGACAGAAAACGCATGTGGTCCATGTACGGCACCCCAGATGGCGTCTTGGCACTTGACCGATACTCCTGCGAAGAACACGCAAGAGACGACGCAGAAAGCCATGCGGAATCTATCAAGGCTTCCGCCACCCTTCGCGCCGGAGCGGGGAAGGTCGAGGCCACGGAAGAGATCTGCAAAGCCATCGGATTTCAAGAGGAAATATTCAGCTACAGAGACTCGTTCTATGGCATCGGCAATGCCAGCGACGATTATCGGAATGGCGTCCGCGCTGGAGACATCGCAAGGAAACTTGATGCAGCGCCTCCCCCTCCCCCGTGAGCTTGGGAAGCTTCGCGAAGGTGTTGGTATTGTTAAGGCGAGACGCAAATTGGATGGAGGGTGATGATGAAATTGATGAAATGGGACGAGTTCAAAAATCTCCCGCCGGGAACGATCTACCAGGATTGGGAGCCTCATCGGCTTTCCGAATTGAAGCTCCTCGGCACGCTCTGCGGGCCTGATTTTGTATGCGCTGATTTGATGCCCGCTTGTATTACGGGCGATAATCTCGCGGCAGGCCACGACATGGAGCGCGCCGGGTTCCTCATCGCGCATCCGAGCGGCTTTGGCCGGGATGGCCTGTTCGATCACGATAGCCGGCATTGGCTCGTATGGAGCCAAGCAGATCGAGCGCGCCTTGCAGATTGGCTGATCAACCCAGTCGCGGCCGTTGATGCTCAAAATACCGATGATATCCTCTATCCCCTACCCGAGGAAGGGGGCCTTAGTCCCCAACCGTTGCTATAAGAGCATGTGAAAGGTGGGTTCGAGCCACCAAGTCACGAAGGGATGGCATGCCATCCCGCGCTCCTTTCGCCGACGTCTAGACAGCGCCGGTCTGATCTGCCTTGCGGACATATTTATGAGGCTCCTGCGCTTTTGCGTCTGGAGCCTTATTTTTTAGGGGTTTCTTATCGAACCCAAACTTTTTAGCGGCGGTTCGTCTGGCGAGCAGCGCATGGCCTGCCACCGATCCTCTGAAACAAAAAAAGCCCCGCGCCGGCGGACCGGGCGGGGCAAAGTCGAGGGAGGAAGATGCCCTACGCGGGCTCGCGCGACGCCCGGAGGGCGAAGATCAGTGGTTCCCGTTGGGCGCCGCTCCTTGAAACGCGCGGTCGAACCGCTCCCCGAGCCGGTCGAAATCTGATCGAATTCGCTTTTCCATCGCTCCGAGATCGTCCTTTCCGACATACTCGCGCGCAACTTTTTCTTTGAACGCCGAATGGTCCGCCGTGATGGTTTTAAAATCAACGACCGTCATCTGGTAGCGAGCATCGTTCTCGCGGCGGATTTCAACCGCGTCTTTGTGGACTTCGTCGATCAAGGATTTCAGCTCCCTTTGAACTTCGATGATTTTGGATGTGTTGGCTTGGATATCGCGATTTTTCATCCCGGCCGCGAAAGCGGTTCCCAGCACAGCGCCCCCGGCGGTCGCGAGGGCTAGCAATGGTGAGACAACTTCCCAGTCAATCATTACGCGGCCTTTTAGGTTCGATATTCAACAGGATGGACATTGACGCCGGGCCATGTCGCAATGACCATCACATCATCACGCGGGCTGAACATATGCGCGCCTTCCGCAAGGGGATTCTCGATTTTTCCACAGTGGCGGAACGCGAGAATTGCCAGAGCGGAGCATATGTAATCCGCATTGGCGTGGAGGGAGGATACTCCGGTCACAAACTCGACGATGGCACCCATGTCGTACGGCGCGCCGGTCCTGCTTTCGAGATAGGCGACCCACTTCGCCAGCATGTCCGGCTCCATGGGGATATCGAGCACGATTTGAGCCGTGCTAGTCGTGTCGTAATCGGCCGCGCATCGTTGGACACCGCATTGCGCATGTGCGGCAATGATCGAACCGTCGGGGAGGATCGACTCGATATGATCCCAATTCGCGCGGGTGCCGATCTCGATTAGCCATGCCACTAGATCCGCACTGGTGACCGCGCGAACCCTGGCAAAGCCAGGAGGGGGAGGGGATACGATCACGGTCAGGACCGATCTGTTTCTACAGCCCAGAAGTCACTGGCGAGATTGGGATTTGTCGCATAGGCGTACGGCATATCGAAATAGCCGTTCTGCCCCCATGCCGGTCCCCAGCTATTACGGACGCGGAACATTTGCGTGACATCATTGAACCCGACGATGACGGTGCAATGGCCCCCAACCGGTTGATCGGAAGGGTCTGGCATTTGCAGGATGCCCGAGGTCGCCATGTCTTGGCTTTCAAAATATGGATAGACTGTAAAGCCAAATACAATCGGATGTTTCGAGGCTATCACCGACTTCATCGCGTCGAGATCTTGGGGAACCTTGCTAGCTCCGACGATAGTATGCAGACCGCCGTCCGCCCAGGCGAGATGAGGCGGCTTCATGTTATATTTGGCAACATCGTACGGCCAGTCAGTTTCGGGCGGCACACCCCGCTTTAGCAGCTCCGTAATCGCATCCCGGATTTGAGCCCCGGAATCCTCTTGCGTCGTCCCTTCCAGGGCACGCGCTATCCAATAAATGAAAAGGCGCGACGGGATAAAATCCGGCCCGAGCCCCATCATCCGGCGCGTATACTGCACAAGGCCTGCGCTGCCATTTCCAACGCAGCTCCCAAGCTGGCCTTGGTCATAGCAATCCGGGAAACCGGGCGATAAGTCGATTTCCGTCAAGGATGTTGGGGCCATGACACGAAACATGCGATCCGAGATGGACGGCAGGTCCCGCTTCCATCCATACCCTTGGATTTTGCGGGATACGATTTCGGCGGGAACGGGAAGATCGATAGCCATGACACGGTTCTCCTTATGGCATACCAAAGAGGGGCCCGACCTTCAGAACGCCGGTAATTGCCCCCGTGATGAAAGCTGTGACTGATTGACCTGTTTGGATCGCCACGGCCGCGCAAGCGTTATTAAACTTGCTATTGGTCGCCGCCGCATTGGCGAGCGTCCGTGCAATCGCGATGTCGAGAAATAGATGAGGCGACGAGAGGGCGGGCGAAGCAGGGACGGCGGCTATAGCCGGGATAGCTGGCGTCGTAGCCGTGGCAGGAACGGCGGGGATAGCATCAACAGCCGGTTGCGGTGCGACTGCCGCAAGGATTGCCGAAAATTCAGTATCGATTTCGGTATAGCATCCCAATGCCGGGGCATCGCCAAGAGCGGAAAACACCCGCTCGCCCGCCTTCAAATCTTGTATCATATGGGCGTTGACGGATGCCACGATCTGATCGAGCGTCACAGTCTTTCCTCCAAATAGCGCGAGCTTGGAGAGGTTTGGGAAGGCCGGAAGGGTGAGGCCGATTGGCACGGTCGCCGCTTCCGCCCGTGGCGCGCCAAGCAAGATCGAGCCAAGAACGCAGGCCAGGAGAAACGCGCCAACCTTCGCCACGGACACCGCAACTTTCGAGCTTGGCACTGAGTCCGCGAGGACTTGCGCAGCCGGGACCATGTTGACCGAGGTCACTTCCGGCATCGCGGCGACGGATGCCAGTTTTGCCTTGGCCGAATTGGCGGAATAGGCCTTGTAAAGGCTGAGCGCGATGGGTGTGAGGGTAGCCGCCGCACCCGCAAGCGCCGTCAAAGCGCCGGCCGCCGTCGAAAGCTGATCCGCATTGAGATAGCCATGCGAAATAAGATAGGTCCCGATCGCCGTCCCGCAGAAGGTCAATAGGGTTCGAAGAAAGGCGTTGGTCTGGTCGTTATTCATGATGGTCTCCTATGCGGCGAGCGTGATGGCCCGCGAAGTCACGAGGTTCACTCGGGCGAACCAACCCTTGCCGAATACCGGCCATGTCCTTAAGTGGCGCATAAAACCCAGACGCGCCTTGTCGTAGGCCTCAATCGCAGCCTTACTGTCATTAAGCCCTCGCACCCGCGCAGCCGTCACGAGGCCATAGTGACCGTCGACGGCAACGCCTATCGAGGCCTGAAGCCATTTGATCGCTTGGATCTGGCCGGAATTATAGGCCGCATCCATCACGCAATAATCGAGGCCGGGAGGAAGGTCGTCGCCGTGCACCGCGTCCCAATATTGCGTTTTCATGATCGTTTGAGCTTCGGGCCATTGGAGTTCGCGAACTTCCTGGACGGTTACAGGATGGCCTCGATAGGCCTCGAGTTCGCGCAGCGTGCAGCCAAGATTCGTTGCGCCGCCAGGGTCTCGGGGATCGTTGACGAAGCCGCCTTCCGAAGCCTTTTCCCAAAGGGAGATTTGGTTGAAGTTTTCTTGCATGGCTCAGTCCAATCTTTCGACGTCTACGGTTCCCACGCCCGCCGATTCCATTCCAATCGCGCGCGCCGCGCCGCGTGACAAATCGAGAGAAAACCCCTTTCGAAATGGGCCGCGATCATTCACAACCACAATAACGGCGCGGTGGCGAAACGTCACTTTTAGGTGCGTCCCAAACGGTAAAAACCTGTGCGCAACAGAGAGACCCATAGGGTTCCATCTCGCGCCGTTCGCGGTTCGCCCGTGCATTTCCGCACCATACCAGCTCGCGCGAACAGTTTCAGCCCGAACGTTCATGACCTGCATAAGGAGAGCCGCGAATGCCGCGACCCCCATTAGCAGAACCGAAAGGCGAAACCCACGTTGGGTCATCTTTCACCTCGCGAGAAACCCCGCCGTTCAGGGCGGGGAGGTAAGCGAGAGCGCCCATCGGGCGCTTCTCTTTGGGATTTGACATATTCAGCGATGATCGCCAGCGGAGCGCCGCCGCACGAT